GACGAATTCATTCATTTGGAGTAGTCTTTCATACCGTTCGAGGGTAGTAACATAGTTACTAGTGACTCCCTTTAGAGGTAATCTTGGACTTGTTTCAAGAGCTTCAGGCAAGGATTCAAATCCTTCAACCCCAACAGAGTTTAGGAAACTCCAATTGGAAAATACGGATTGTCTCATTGCTGCCTTGACTTTCTCGTCGAAAGTCAATAGTATCTCCTTGACCTCGTCAGGGACAAAGGTACTATCCGAAGAATACGCGACCTTGTGTATTCTTCTTCTTAGGCCCATAAGGGAACCTAAGACACCCTTTTCAGGGGTTTGGAAGGCGAGTGTCCTCTCAATCATCAACTCCAGGTTATCACCTGGAAGAGACATGTTGAGACCGATGGGCTCACAAATGTGGGCCACGGCTTGGAATACTCTTTTCTGTCTACTGTTCAATAAACAGACGCTCTTCGGTCCTAAAAGTCGGCATAGGTCTAGGAAGTTGTCATTTGACATCTGCCTCCACTTGAGCTGGGGAATTACCCAGTCTTTAGTGACTATCTTACCAGTAAACTCAGCAAGCTGAGAACTAGAGATAGATTTATCTGCTGACCAAGGACACGACATTCGGTCTAACACGGAAATGTAACGATCCCGGAGTTCATTCTCTAGGATAATCACATCATCTCCAACTACAAAAAACTGATTGTGGTAATCACCACCAGCTAAGTAGTTTAACAGGAGGCCGTGCGTCAAGGTGAAAGCACCAAAACTTGGAAATAAACCCAAGGGCTGGCCTTTCGTCCACTTAAGACTACCAATAGGGGATCTCCATTTACCACGAGAAATCTTAATGAAAAGATCAATGTGGTCCCAATCATCTTCATGGAATATGGCTTTAAGAGCCTCAACCTGAAGGGTAAGAGGAAAATGGTCGGTCGCTGATGATAAGTCTATAGAGTGTACTTGACAACCTTGCCTAAGGCAAGACTGAATGTGTGGAATTGCTTTCTCTTGCGAGAAGGTACAATCCCAGGGTAATTGCTTTACTACATCATATATGCTAAGGCCCAAGGGCTTCAAAGCTTCTTGATGCAGTCTGAAAGGAGAAGCTATAGAACGAAGCTTCCCACCAGGTTCTTGAAGAAAATGGATTTCTCCACCTTCAACATCATACGTGTTATTCCTCTTTTGAAAGGAAAGATGTTCCACGTAAGCCTGGCGCGCATGGAGACCCTTCAATAAGGGTCGATACTGTCTCTGGAAATTCCAGTACAGTTCCAAACCTCCCGGTGTATTGAAGAACTTGATTTCGTCAAGAATCTTCTCATCCTGAGGAACACTCTTATCACCATGATAAGAAGGCGCTTTCTTCTCGGGGGAACCCCGATAAGCAATTAGAGGTGAACCACTACAGGTGATCCTTCTCTGTTTGCATGTTTTGACTACGGAATGTCTGAAACCTTGCATAAATGCTTGGTCAAGACCATCACTGGGATTCCCTGGATTTATTCCAGAGAGGAACTTTTCTTTCTGAGACTCAGTGAGTCCAGGCAGAATGTAGAATGTATATGCGTTAAACGCTTGGATACACCTACGAAAGTTCTGGTCAGACTTGTCTGACCATCTGAACAGTGAACCAACCACACCGCTTATGTCCCCAGTCCGGTTTCTCCGGATCCAGGTCAAAGGTTCTAGGTGTGATTTCCGACGAATTAGATCTACCTTGAGGGATTTCAACCTCTTGATGGTCCATTCTACGCCAGAACATGACTCCCACTTAACCATTTGGGCTATAAAAGGCTTAATAGTTTGGGTGGGAACTCCGATGATGAACAGTCGTCGTTCTAATCCTTCCTGATTGCGTTGCATTAGCAACATGTCTGTACTCCTATAAGGATAAGGACCAATCAGGTCAGCGTCGAGCTGACCATTCAGTCTTAGGTAGGCTCCGTTAATTCGGAGTCAACCATACCATTATTGTTGGAGATATACATATGCGAGAACCCATCCACCAATAAACATAAGGATCAAGGACCTCAACCTGAAACCTATTACGGTTTCAGAGACCAGTTCGCGACCTTCACACAACAGAGCATTTTCTTGCTCTATTTGGGATATACGGGACTCCATGGCCTTTACATTCTTATTGGCAGACTTAAGCTGAGCCATAAGGCTAGTCATAGTTTCACCACTAGAGAGGTATAAGGCTACCCGTTCTTCCAACGAGGTTCGTAGATTACCACAAGGTAACTGCGATAAGCTTGCTTGGATTCTCTTAATCTCAAAGAGATCTTGGTTAAGGACCATAAGGTCCACAACATCTTTTGATGGTTCAGAGTAACTCACATTTCTATCTCCTTATTCTGGTTATGGTTGACCTTAAC